CTCGTGCGCTGAAATGCGCCGAATTACACAGGAAAGGTTTCACCTTCCGACCCCTGACAAATGGCGCAAAGCTGTGCCAAGACGTCATACCTATCCAATTAACTAAACAAGAAAATGTTAGCAATCCTTAAACCATTCGTGCTCAGTGCACTCAAGTCACCTAAATTCAAGACTTTTGTCATTGAATTATTAGAAAAGCTAGTAGAGCAGAGTGATAACGAATTGGACGACAAAGCCCTAGCCATGGTTAAAAAAGGTCTAGGTCTATAACAATGGATAAACAACCACCCGAACACTTAGATTTATTCCCCACACCAGTCACTAAATATGATCTATCTTTTTTGGATTTAGATAAAATATTTAAAATTATAAAACAAGTTGATGTTAAACCCCATGGTCTAATTGGGGCTTCTGATTCTAGCTATGGTTTATATTTATCTATTTTGTATGATGACCAACTAAGTTTTTTAAAGAAGGAGTTAGATAACTGTCTTCAAGAGTATAGACAAAGAGTTGGATTACAAGATGTAGAGATTGCTAATAGTTGGTTTAATAATATGGCAACTGGTACAAGTACTCAGCTTCATAGACATGAGGGCAGTGTAATCAGTGGTGCTTTTTATCTTAAAATTGATGATAAGAGCGTACCTCTAAGATTTAAAAGTCCTGTACATCCCTATAAAATGCTTGATATTTTTAAAAAACCTACTAAATATGGTTGTCCGTTCTTTGAACTTACACCTATTAGTGGTCAATTAGTTTTATTTCCTAGCTGGCTTGAGCATGAAACAGCTCCTGAATGTGGTGAACGTGTGGTTATATCCTTTAATACTTTTTATAAACAACATGAAAAAGAAAGCAACTGAAGATCAATTTAATGAGTTGCATAATCTAGTTACTAAAGAGTTTCTTACCCGTATAAAAGCAGGCGAAGCAACTACACAGGACTTAAAAGCAGCTTGTGATTGGTTGAAAACTAATGATATTAGCGGAGTTGCTTATAACGGTAATCCTTTAGAAAAACTAGCAAAGGTTATGCCAACCATTGATCCAGAATTAGTACAGGCTAAGCTCTATGGCAAAAACCTCTGAATACTATAATTCCAACCCAAAAGCTAAGTCTGTTAGACTTAAGCAACAAAAAAAATACAACAAAACCAAAAAGGGTTTAGCCCTACGTGTTAATGCAAATAAACTTAATCGAAAACTTGGTACCTACGGAAATGGTGACGGGAAAGACGCTGCTCACTATAAGGGGAGTACTACCAAGGGAAGACTTCAGAGTCCATCCGAAAACAGAAAAAGCAGACTCAAAATACGTAAATGACCCCTCTACTACCTAGTCCAAAACATTACTTACACAACTTAATAACCATGACAAGTTCAGATTCTAAACGGCTCTGGAGAAGAGCAGTAAAAGAGCACTTCAAATGTACATGTGTTTATTGCGGAAAAACTTATGATTTTAATGAACTTACACTCGATCATGTTAAACCTCGTAGCAAAGGTGGTCAGGATCTTACAAGAAATGTTGTCTGTGCGTGCAGACAATGTAATCAGGACAAAGGTAGTAGCGATTGGCTTGGATGGATGCGAAAAGCATTTGGACTACAGCCACTTAGAGAACTAATTATTAAACAACACATTATTAAAGGAACTTAAAAACCATGGCAGCAAAAGACGAAATGCGTCGCAAGATACAAAAATCACAGAACGCACTAAGAGAAAAAAAGAAAAAGGAAAGAGAAGAAAAGCTTGCAAATAGAGTTACTAAAAATCCTTTCCATAGAAAACATGGAACCAACGCTGAAAAAAAACGTATTAACCAGTTAAGTCATTTATCTGACAAAGAAAAGAAAAACAAGATTAAGAACTTAAACGTACCTAATAAAGATAAAAAGAAAATAAATTCAGGAAAGAAAGAATACACAAAAGCTCAGCTATTAGCTAAGAAGAACATCAAAGAACATGGTGGTACAGCTAAAGCCGCAGCAGCTAACAAGGCAGCTATGAAGCTTAAGATTAAGAAAGCTTACATGGCTAAGAAAAAAAAGAAGTAATTTAAAACTATGGTCGCTAAACAACTTATAACTAAAGGCGTTAAAGGAGTGGTAGAAGCTATTGCTCCTGTAGCTAAAGAATTAACCGGTGGCGATCTAGCTTTAAAAGCAGCAGTGGACGCTGACCCTAAAGTTATGGCTATTAGGGCAGCTAAAGCTGACTATGGAGCACGTAAACCCGGTAGTGCTGTTAGAGCACAGAGAGCTACAAAAACATTAGGTCCTAGATCAATTATTGCTAGTGCACCTAATAAAATGTTAAAAGCATACCCTAACAAAAAAGATGAAATAAATTTGTGGATGCGTAATGCTTACACTTATGCAAGAAAAAATGGTAGTCTAGAAGGGTACGATAATTACAAAGGACCAGACGGAAGATTATGGAGACCTAAACCTAGTCAAAGTGCTTTTGAAGGTCTTAAATTAAAAGGAGATGACAAAGTTGCTAGAGCTGCTACTATAAAACGAAGAACTAGCAAAGAAAATCCTTGGACTAACGAAGACATGCGTGATGATATTTATGGAGCACTGTTAAAAGTAGGTAAAGAACATCTTTTTGACAAGTTACTTAAAATAATGCAGAGTGACCATAAAAACAAAATGGCTAAATTAGGTGGTCAAACAAAAGGTCATTTTATTTCTATGAAAAATGGTGGTCTAGACGTAGCAGAAAATTTTGGACCACAACGAGGTAAAAGTTTAAAAATACGTAAAGGCGACAGATTTGAAATAGATCCCGGTAATTATGCAGAAAAAGAATTTAGTACTACTGGATCTGGAGCTGGTAAAGGTATAGATAACTGGGACGATTACGTCCGTATAAAGCTCTCACAGCTCGAAGGATAATTTTATATACATTTCTATATGACAGACGTTTTAACGTCCTTACAGGGCGATTTCAAGCTGTTTCTGCAAGCATTATGGGAGCAGCTTGACTTGCCTTCACCTACGAGGGCACAATACGCCATTGCAGACTACTTACAGCACGGACCAAAACGACTACAGATCCAAGCCTTCCGAGGAGTCGGAAAAAGTTGGATTACTGGAGCGTTTGTGTTGTGGACTCTGTTCAATGACGCAGAAAAAAAGATAATGATTATATCAGCTTCTAAGGAAAGAGCTGATAACATGTCTATATTTTTACAAAAACTAATAATAGAGACACCATGGCTAAAACATCTACAACCAAAGAGCGACGACGCGAGATGGTCAAGAATTTCCTTCGACGTACTATGCGCTCCTCATCAGGCACCATCAGTCAAAAGTGTTGGTATTACTGGTCAGTTAACGGGAAGTCGAGCAGATCTAATGATTCTGGACGACATAGAGGTTCCCGGGAACAGCATGACGGAGCTGATGCGTGAAAAGCTTCTTCAACTTTGTACGGAAGCCGAATCAATCCTTACGCCGGAAAACGATAGCCGTATTATGTATCTCGGGACTCCTCAGACTACTTTTACTATTTATCGTAAGCTGGCAAGCAGGAATTACAGACCGTTTGTTTGGACCGCAAGATACCCAAAAGACAATACACAATACGAAGGACTACTAGCACCACAATTACAAGAGGACATAGATAATGGAGCTTTACCGCTTGCTTGCACTGACCCTGATCGTTTTGATGATGATGACTTGGTGGAGAGAGAGGCGTCAATGGGACGAAGTAACTTCGCGTTACAGTTCATGCTCGACACTTCCCTATCTGACGCTGAAAAGTTTCCCCTCAAAATGTCTGATCTTGTTGTTACAAGTGTCAATCCTACTGAAGCACCCGACAATGTCATATGGTGCTCAGACCCAAGAAACGTCCTTAAAGACCTTCCAACAGTCGGTCTGCCGGGAGACTACTTCTACTCTCCTATGCAGTTACAGGGAGAGTGGACTAAATACCAAGAAACCATCTGTTCAGTTGACCCCTCCGGTAGAGGAGCCGATGAAACA